AATCATTCCCACTCAATTATTTACGGACACCATAACTAATTGAGTGATAACATTTTTCCAAAGATGAATTTTTCTCGTACCGTTTTATATACCGTCACCGGAAATCAGTACCATGAAAAATGCCATGCTATCTGGTCAGTGTGTCGTACTGTTTTTCGCAGACTCTTCCGGCTTCGGCTGCCCGGTCAGCATACTCTGCCAGTTGTCTGTTTCTCTCGAGAGATTTGCTGAGCACGTCGGCAAGCAAAACTCCGGTGTCTGCGGCTGACGTCCCAGCGCCGACAATGGCGTTATACTGCCTGAGCTGCTCACGGATGGCAAAGAGTTGTTGCTGCAACCGGCCAGCGCGAGCGGCAGCATCAAGAGCATCATTGCGCGCCTGGTCGATCCTCTGCTGAGCTTCACGTTCATTGGCCACTTTCTCCTGTTCGTAGTACTGACGAACTTTGTCTTCTTCGGCTTTGCGGTCTTCTTCCGCCTGCGCATACCCGGCATCGTACTGGCGACTGCCGTGTATATTCCAGGAAACCACTCCGACGATGAACAGAGCAGCAAGCATCAACACAATAAGCATCTGTTTCCAATATGCTTTTACGAATGCCCAGATCATATAGCCAGCACCTTACTGGCAGTGACGTACCGCGCGCGCCGGTCGTCGATGCCGTTCCGGCCACCATTGATAATCAGAGTTACACGTGCAATATCGCCGGTATACTTCATGCATCCTTTGCTGGCAAAGAACCACGCCGCGCTACGAGCCGCGTATTCGTCCTGCGCCAGCAGTTCAGGACTCTCCAGCAGGTCAACCTTAAGACCGTTTCCACAGTCACGATAGTTATTCAAACCGGTAATCTGGATAAGTCCGCGACCACGGTAATTCCAGCCATCACCAGAGGCATTGTTACCCATGCGTTTGCTGTACACCAGATTTGCGATCGCGCGCTGGCGCTCGAGTGGCAATGGTGGCTCACCAGCACGGCGGCCCAGTGCGTTAGCCTGTCCCTGGGTGAGACGCCCAGCCCGAACGAAGTTAGCCAGTCCGGTGACGCTGTAGTTGAAATTTTCCTGCAACCGGTTGAAGCCACCAGACTCATGCCCGACCTGAGCAATAAACATTGCCTGATCTTCGGGTTTGCTGATACCAAACTCTTTCATCGCAGAAGTTATATGCGAGAACCAGCGTGCGGCCAGCGCCTCGCTAATACCAGCAGCTCGCTGGAATTGTTTAATCTCCATGTTTAGACCTCGATATTTTGAAAATATGAACAACGTTACCGCGTGTTTTAATAACCGCGGCAAGCATGACAGCGTTGATAATGACCTCAGATAAATCCACAGCCATTGGCGTGCGTAACCAGATTGCATAGACGACACGAACAGGAATACTTGCCGCAGCAACAATAAGGAAATAAGCAAGCCACCCTCCCCATCTTCGATGTTGAGAGCCGTTACGCCGGAATGTGACAACGCGAATTGCTATGCCAGTACAAATAACTGCATTGGTGATAAGCAAAAAAAACTCATGCGTTACCATCGTCTTTTCTCCCCGGAATTAACTCGCGTGGATTATCGGAACGGTGATAGAGCCAGATGCCAATACGCACGGCGACAATTGCTGACACGAATGCGCCTGCAGAGAAAACAATCCCTTTTTCAAAAGAGTCCTGCGTGATGGTAGGGATCAGGCTGGCTATGCCGATAAGAATTGATGCTGCTGGTTTGTAAAAGAGAAGGCCGCAAAGAAAGCTGAGCATCGACAGGAGCACCCGGCGACGGATGGGGTACTCTACTGCAGAGGTAACAAAAATTACCGCCCCAGCCAAAGCCCCTAAAGCAACCTCCGGAGGGACACCTGCAATAACCGCAGCAAGAGAACTAACACTAAGCCACTGATTTGAAGTTTCATTGGTTAGTTGGAATGACATAACGAAACCCGTTTATTTGCAAACACCCTGCTTCAGGAAAAGTATACCGCGCAACAACACACCATTTACGGTTCAATTCCCTGTTAATTGCAAAACTTGCTCTTCCAGCTTTTTAACCCTGCGTCTCATCATCGCAGATTCCAGAATCAGAGCCTCTTCATAACGGATACCGTAACATTCACCAGCCTCGACGGCTTCGCGTACCAGAACCTTTGTCTGTATAAGTGGGTAAACTCCTGCAGAATGCTCTTCTTCCGTCACATCCCTGTATTCTGCCGGGGTCTCATTCCACTTGTCATAACAGATAAATGCCAGTCGTGACACATCTATGCCTTCATTCTGAAATACACTGATAACATGCTGCGCAACTGCACCAAAGTGCCATCTTGCTCCGTCTTTACCTTTCACTTCGATCCTGTCAAGGTACTGGTATGAAACCCATTCCACTCTTTCCCATGCGTCCAGTATTTTCTCATCAATAACCTCTGGAGCAGTCTTGAAACGCGCATCGGACAGCACCGTAAACGCTGACTGGGTAAATCCCCCCGACCATGCACGACCAGCCAACCCAAGAGAATAAGTATTCGTTGTCGATGGTGTCATGGCTGAATCAGAAAACTGTATATATTCTGAATTTCCAGTAGATATTCGAATATTTCCATTTATTAGCGACATAGTGCCTTTAGTATTATCACTATTGAATAATTTCAATTGCGAACTTATACCGCCTCCCACAGCCAGAGATACATCGCCTTCAGCAAGCATTCTGAATTTATCTGCAGAAACAAGCGTCTGGTTAGCAAGGTTAAAATATTTAACCCACCATTCAAAACGCCCTGACATAGTCCCAACGTACTGACCAAGCGCAGGGACGTGAACAACATTGCTATTTGTAGTGCCGTCTATACTGGAAATACCAGTCACCGCTGATGCAGAACTCAGAATATTATTTCTGTCACCCGGATGTTTAATTTCAACAAAGTTCCTGATACACCCTTCCTCGAAGGTAACCACGCCGGAAGAACTATACATGGGGAATATTGACGCATAATTACTGCGTGCAGCATCTAAGAAACGAATGGTTGTAGATGCCTGCAGATCTCCTGATTCATTTTTCCCATCACACCCAGTCATTAGAATATTACTGGCAATATTATTATTTCCCTGAACGGTGACGCCGTGCGCCTGCTTTGCGTCCGATTCAGAGTAATCAACCAGCACATCCGAAATCAGGTTACCAGTCCCCTTGCCAACAACTACTGCGGCGTATTTTGGGTTGTTAGCCATTACACTGCTAATGATATTATTCGTTGGGGCAGTTTCCGTCTCAGTTCCATTGTAAACAACGTGCTGACACTCTTCACCAATAACATTGCTGACAATGTTATATTTTGCTGCTGTTTTAAGTTCCACTGCACCAAACTGAGGATAATTTCTGGCTATCACACCATCAATTAGCGTATTTTGCGATGAATCAAAAAGCACACAACCTGCTTTTTTATTATTTGCGAACCCTAAATACTCTCCTCTTATATCTCTAACAATGTAACCTGACGGAATACCATTATCCGGATAAGCGATCAAGCTAAATCCTGGTCCTCGCGTATTTGTAAATCTGATATTTTTAACCGATACATCATGGCCACCTGAAAATGACACCTGGTGTCCCTGCACACTATCATCTGATTTATTTCCCATAATTGTTAGCGTACTAAGCATGCCACCATCGGGCATGTTAAAAACCAGATGATTACCATCTCTGTCATACTGTTTTATCGTTCCCCCACCTGTTCCGTACAAGCCACAACGTGAAAGAGAAACTAAAGATGTATTGAATACCCCTTCCGGAACAAAAACACTGCTAAACGAATGTAATGATTTTGTAAAAGCATCCTTGTTATCATTTAAGATTCCATTTTGAGCTCCAAAATCCTTAATGCTGACACCATCACGCATCTTATCCTGGAACGTTCTGTATACCGCTCCAGAACCATACTGAATAAACCAACCAAAACCACCAATAACTCCGGCGATTGCAGCATCGACATAATTACGCATTGAGCGATTATTTACAGCGTCCTGCTCAAGTGATGGATCGGCAAGGTTAGATATTCTGTTTTGCTTTGCATCGTAATATTTTGCAAGCAAAGATGGTTTCATCAATGCACGTCTGAACCACCCAAAACATCGCTGGATCAGCATCGTCAGGTAGTCAAATGCATCCTCATGAACTTCGGGGAAAAATTTTCCCTGATTGCGAAGATCAGTCTCCTGCACCACATCAAGCACACGCTCTATCGTGATTCGCCAGCCAGCAGCAAGCGGCGACGGAAGAACCACTGCACCGCCACTATAAGTTCCCGCCCCTGTTACCGTATAACCAGCATCCAGCACTAGTTTTGTAACGTTACCGTTAAGGTCAGACACCTGAACAACCAGGTCGGATTTTTTGAAAATACGGAAGGTATACGGAAATGATGTCGTAACGCCGTTACCTGTGTATTCGTTGTGGTCAACTTCGGTTGAGACCGTCATGTTAAATCTCCAGATAGTCGCAGCACCCGTTGCGCCGCATATCTGGTTATTCTATTACCCAAAAAACCATATATGGATAGAAAGACTGTGAATATGAATAGATATTACCTTTCAGGTAATTTGCAAAACGTGCTGGATAGCAAACAAATTATTTGCTACTGTATAAATATACAGTTATTGCATGGAGAAGATTAAGATGCAGCAGTATCACTATCCACTGGAAGAGGGATTTACCGAAAGGATTCACACGCCGGGAGGCGTCAGGTCACTGGTGGAGGGATCGCACTTGATGAAATTACTCCGGGATCTCGATAAGGATGGATTTAATGTCGATGGCCCACTTGCCGAACTGACTGCACTGATTAACTACGTCACCAGCTCACAGATGTCTATGCGGGATCTGCAAACACATCTCGACTATTGTGCCGAACAATTACGAAAACAAACCAGATAAGGTTTGCAATTACCAAGTGGAGTGCTTATATTTACCTTTGAGGTAAATTTACATCGCACTCCTCTTATGCCATAGTAATCGGGCACTGGCAAAATCCAGTGCCGGGATTGGCGTCCCGGGTTACTAAGTGGCGCATACCACGCCAGACGTGGTTTTTTTATGCGTTAAGCACAGCTCAGCTATATCCGAATTATGGTGGGCTGGGCAGGGGTCCGAAAGGACGCCGGTACCACTTAGGCCGGTACGCCAACCTTGTCCAGTTCACCACCAGTAATTGGCGTTGCGGTGGTGATTAAAATCACTAAGTGGAGATAACCACCATGGCTAATGCTCAAACTGCCATCTTCAAATTTGAATCTGTTAACCCTATCCGTTCCATCATTATCGATGGCCAACCATGGTTTGTAGCCCAAGACGTTTGTAGTGCGCTGCGTATCCAAAACGTCACCCAAGCACTTGAAAAACTGGATGATGATGAAAGGTCTATGTTCAACATAGGGCATGAACATCGTGCAATTTTTGACAGCCGAGTAAAAGAGATCAACATCATCTCCGAGTCAGGCCTCTACACACTGATCCTCCGCTGCCGCGACGCAGTGACACCAGGCACTATCCCCTACCGCTTTCGCAAATGGGTTACAGGTGATGTTCTTCCTCAGATCCGTCGCACCGGAAGTTACATTAAAAACTCGCTCCCGCAGGAAGAACGCATAAAGATGGTTGCCGACCAGGTAGCCAGCGCCACAGCATCAGCAGTGATGCAGGCAATGAAGGTAGAGAACAAAACCTACAGCGCCCCACTGAAGCCCGGCTACCGCAGCCTGATTCATTCGCCGTCTGGTGTTCTTGGCCTGACGGAGAACTCACTGCTGATGAATCTGCTGAACCAGTTACAGGACGACGGGCATGACGTATCGGGCGCGGCGGCGGAGCTGACCACCATGTTCTGCTACATCGTCGGTGTGAGCAAATGCCTGCGTGATATCCAGACGCACGCGGAGTACATCAGCGACAAAGCAGGGTTCTTCTGACGGGCGGCGGCACAGGGATGTGCCTTTAAAATAATCATTGGCGATGTGATGTAGATTCGCGTAATATTACCTTAAAGGTAAAGGAGGCGCGATATGACAGCGTTGAAAAATCGTACTCAGCACAATGAACAAGCCAAGCAATGCTGGGATGTCATTGGAAAAGTTATGCTTGGTCGCGCAAGCAAAGAGCGCGACAAGGATATGGTTTACCAGACAGGAACATCTTTTAGCGACTTCAAGGCGGCATTTCGCTCCAAATAGAAGCACATCAGGAGTTTTCCTTGAAGTTTAACATTAGAATATCTAATAGTTTTCTACATGGGGAAAGCAACACCCCTTTCGCTGTAGACGGACCTTTCCTTACTGATGATGAAATAAAAATCATACAAAGGTTTTTAGAGGATGTTGCCAATGGAAGGGCGCTTGTTGGAAAAAACAAGCCATCGTGGGTTGATGATAACCATGATAAAATTCCCGGCTCAGACAATTATGAGCAAGAGAATTATTGGCATTATCATTGTGGGCCAACATGGTATCCAAACACATTTAAGAATTATACCATTAACTTAAATTTCAACCCTGGCGGAATGCATTCTAATGAATGCATTCATTATGCAAAAAATGATAATGAAATTGTCATTGTTGGATTTTCAAGAGAACACATACCTTTCCTTTCATCAGATGGAAACAACAATCCGCTTTTTAATGATGAAGAAGAAGAATAAGCCCGCGCTGCGGGCTTTTTTGTGGACGAAACAAAAGTCAGTGCTACACTCATTGACGCCACATTGAGGTGGCTTATAGATGGAAATTTCACAATGAAAAAAGCATTTGCTGCACTGTTCGTTTTGTTGTCTCTGGTAGCTTCAACTCAGGCCTTTGCCGGTCGTTGTCAGCACGACAGCGATACTGCCGCTGACGGCTCCCGCTGCGGTGGGCGTTCTGCGGATTCCCGCCCGGGCGGCGGTGGCATTCGTTAAAAACAAGGCCGCGAAAGCGGCCTGTGACATGTCACGCTCTTTTTCTGAATGATAGCCATTCGAAAAATGATGACATTCCACCGCAGACAATAGCAAAGATGATCCCACCAAAGAAGAGAAGGCCAGCCTGCCACCACTCCCACCGCCATACATCCACAGCGCCAACCATACCAACAATAGCTCCAACAAATGGAATATAGCTCACGATGAAAGCAATGGGGGCTGCAATTATCCAGTGCAATCCCCACCATGATTCAAGCCCAGCCATAATTGCTGCCAACTGAAAAAGACCAACGACGATATAAACAATGAATCCTATAGCTTGCATGTAGTCACCTATTTACCCAGTAAAAATCAGAGGCCTCCCCTCAATAAGGCTTGCAACAAGAACTATTCCCTGCACAACAAAGATGAACCAGCAAATAGCTTGAGTCTGAGGGTTAAGAAAATATTTGTAGCGGTCAATAAATAACAACCCACCAAAAATTATCACACTCAAAATAATTAAAAACACAACACTTCCTTATTGCGGAGTGACATCCTGAGGTCGCCACCAGTATGTCTGGTTAAACTCTTTCTTCGAACGTTGCTCCATTTTACGCAAATAGCCTGGTGAAAAATACTCCTGCATCTGGTTAAAAATCATGTGATCGAGAGCCGCCTTCAAGTACCAGAGATTCGCACCTGGCATCAAACCTTTCCCCAGCTTCACCAGATCACCACCAGTCTGCTCACTCTTCCCTTCCACAGCATTTAACGGTATGCCCTGAGCAATCTTCACTACGTCATCAACCAGACCAGCTACCGGGCCAAGCATCGACGCCAGCGCGCCGCTTCCGTACCTAGTGTGATCTGACAATAAAAAGTCACCGTAAAGGCCAAGACCACCACCTTTCAGTAGAGCACCAAGCCAAAATTTAGCAGCATCTTCTCCTGTCATCTCGCGAGGATTACGACCAGACGCAAGGTCGTTAAGTTGCTGCGACAAAGCGCCAAGAATGGTCGTACTGGCAATAAACGTCGCAATATATGCCGCACGCCCACCAGCAGACGGCATACCCATAGCGCGTGACCAGTGACGCATAACCACCGAGATAGGGAACGATTTAAACAGGAAAACACTTCTCGTTAATTCACCTTTCCATGTTCCACGCTGAATACCAGAACCGGTTATCAGTTGCTCACGTGCTCCTGGTGTAATAACAGCCATATCAACTTCTTCAGTTACGGCACCGAGCAGTTTACGCATTGCCTCAAATTTCACGCGTTCAGGCTCACCAAGATGTTTAACTGCTGAATCAGGGATACGCATAATGCTTTCCGGTGTCAGCATCGTATTATTACCGTTCCCCCAGTCCTCCTGTTGCGCCAGCTTCCATACGCTCCAGTCTGTGTCAGTAATCCCTTTGCTTTTCAGGATACGAAAATCAGAGTCATCGAGGCTACGAAGGTCTGGTGTCCGTGACACTACTTCTCCCAGGCTTCCCATCATGGTTACGCCATAGGCGCGCTTGTGCGCATCTGACCATGCTGTAAGCCCACTGGCACGCATTACCGCCGTTGCCGCCCAACGAGACACTGACGGCCCCATATTATCCATCGCCCAGCGGTTAACGCTGCCAAGTAGAGATTCCATCGCCAGACCAGCGCGGCGCGCCCGCGCAAGTTCTGTACGGTTCGTTGGGTCCATAGCTTCAAGCTGGTTGCGGAATAACTGGTTCATTGGAAGGTTGGTCACCTTCGCAGACAGATACATGGTTCCAAGATCAGAGAACGATGATAGCAACGCAGATCCGAGTCTGCTGGCAACCAGCCAGTTGCGGATATTGTCAGACCATCGCGCGATGTGCGGATTCGCTACAGGCTGTGTCTTTCCGGAAATAAAGTTGTACAGATTCTCTGTGTTGTTCGCCAGCCGCTCGACTTTACCGGTTTTACTCGGGTTAGCTGTTGCCGTTTCTGCCTTCACCTGATCAAGAAGAGAGCGGAAAACATGATCGGGGTTTGGGCCATATGTTTCCACCAGTGCAATATCTTTACTGATACCTTCCAGGTGACCGACCATGATTTCCCATAGAGAGCGATCGCCATAAAGTTGCTGATATTGCAGATAGGAATCTGCATCTTTGAAATGTATCTGTCGTGATGCATTACCACGGTTAGCACGTGCGCCGGAAATTCGCATTCCGGTATCAGTAAGCTTATTCAGCCCACCAGTAGCGATCGTGTTATAAGCCTCTCCAAGAAATGCAGACAACTCGGCATCGTTCATCAGTTGTCCATCGGCTCGGATATAATATTTGCGATCCAGCTTACCTATAACATCGCTAACCCACTTATCCTTTGATACCGCCCCAACCTTTTCCATAGAATGATGTTGAGGGAACCCCCAGTTTTCGAGATAGCCAATGTCCCCACCAGCATCATTAAACCGGCGGCGCAGTAGATCTGTCACTTCTCTCCACGCCTTAGCACCTTTTCTTGCTTTAGCATTGCCAGTATTTTGCCCTCGCATTTCATATACCAGGTCACGTACGCCCGCTTCATCTTCAAACAGACCAAAAAAGCGAGGATCAACTGCTTCGAATGCCTCCTGCAATTGACTCAATGCATAATCACGAGTGGCTTTTGTTCTGGACTCAACAGAGAGGAAATTCGATTTACCGTCTGCATTAAAAGCAATAGTACGGTTAAGAGCGCCAAGTTTCCCATCAGCCCCTTGATAGCTATTGATAAATTTATCCAATCTCTGACGTGCGGCTATAGTGAGGGCCACACGACGTTTCTTTAATGCCGCTTCTCGCTGTAATTCTTCAGATGCCAATTGTGCTGCACGATATAGCCGCTCTGATTCGGAAAGTTGTCTCCACGACATCGGGTCATCACGAGCAATGGAGCGCATATTTCGATAAATGCGGTCTTCAATGCTCTGTATTTCTCGCGCCGTTAACGTGCGCTGCGCCGCCTGCTGGACCGCTTGTATACATTCCTGTCTCATTTAATTTAACCTCTCAAGAAACACGCCACAGCGACATCAAACAGGCTGGAATCCTGTATTGCCTGCTCACTTTCCCTGTTCGCTTCATCCAGTACTTCACGCGCACTGCGCGATTGTGGATTACCATCATCATCCAGCACGGTGATTATCATGTCCGGAGATTCAAGCAGCGAGTCTTCAGCTATACGCAGATCAATATCTCCTGCCGGATCTGCCATCATTTTTTGTTCTGTCTGTTGCAATATCTTACCGGGCTCAAAAGGAGCTACTTCGTCTGGCGTCCTGACCTCTGCTGTTTTATAGAATGAAACAGCCTGAGCATTAAGTTCACTTTCTGCCTGCTGTCGTCGTGCCAGTTCTGCTCGAGCTTCAAAAAACTGACCTCCAGGCTCGTGCGGCGCCAACGCGTTACGAGAAAATTCCAGGCGTTCTTGTGCCTGCCGGATTCGTTGGTCAATATCGCGAAGTCTGGCCTGTTTATCTGATCGAGCACGAGATAAAGCCTTACCGCTACCGGTTGGCTCTTCTGCAAGAATTTGTGCGCGCTGTTCAGTGAGATTTTCAATAATTCGTTGGCTATTAGCGATTTCAGACTGGTAAACCTGTCTATCGCCACGCGACAAAAGCTGCGCGGCCTGTTCTTCAAGCAACCGATTTTCTATAGCGCGCGCCGTTACTCCATCATCTACAGATGACAGAGCCTCATTAACTGCCTGAGACAGCAGACTCTTGCGCCCAGGAATTTCACTGAAAGATGCAGACTCAACAATGCTGGCAACGTCTACAGGTCTCCCCTGGCTAACATCAGACATGGCTTTTCGCAGAGCCTGAATGTGCGAATTACGCGAAAGCACGTTGATCGGAACGCCGGGAGCAATATCAATTTCAGCATGATGAGCGGCATTCGCCGCCAGTGCAGCATCAATATCAACTGGTGAAAAATTTGGTGTGCTTGTAGACTCGCCGCGAGAGTTAATAAATCTGCCGACACCACCAAACGCCACCCCAAGAACAGCATCAATAGCAATTGCCTGTCGATCCAACACATCATACTGGTTAGCCATTTCGCTATAGCCACCATCACGAAGCGTTTTTGCAGTAAGCCCACGCTGTGCCATACCGAACGCAATATTTGTACCTGCGGCATAGGCAATATCTGGCGTTGCACGTACTGCTGTTGCTGCGGCGCGTCGCACTGAACTTTCACCCGTCCGCGCAAGCTGAGCCGCCACACCTTCCGCCAGCGCACCACCAGCACGTAACCCGAGGCTCATAGGGATCAGTGTTCCGGCACCAGCAGTAATACCCTGCACTAATCCCGCTTCCTGCGCCGTCCTGAAATCAACACCCTGTGCTGTCAACCGTTCAAACTCAGAAAAACCCTGTAGAGAAGTTACCGCCGCAGCACCTCCGACCGGACCACCGAGCGTTGTACCGACAACAGCCTGCCCGCCCATATCGAACAACCCATAAAGGACCTGCCCGGCGGTTCCGGTTGTCGCGGCATCAGGCGTCAGCCGCTTAACCTGCTGCTCTGCTAGTTTTCTCTGCTCAGCAATGTATGAAACTGAAGTGTCATTGAGCGAGGTGTTTTCGTTAACAAGCTGAGCAATCGGTGATACGATTTTATCCATCCCTGCCCATAGCAACTGATCTGGCTTTGCCACCAGCCCGGAGTACAAACCAGACAATGCCGCTCCTACAGCATTGTCGAAAAAACCAACATCGCTGTTAAAGCCAACTGGATTTGATGCTGCTTCGTCAAGCTGCTGATTCTGGTTTACTGGATTAAGGCCAAAGTAACTCATTGCGGAATATCTCCGGAGAATCTCTGACGCTTCTGTGTCAGATCAAGAACAACGGGAGAACCATCATCTTTTAGCAGATAACCAGTACCAAGTTTCACCAGGTACTGACTATCGCCGTAACTTTGCAAACCATACTGACCAGGCGGTGTTTTTATCCCTGTGCCAACAACTTGTTCATTCCAAGCCTGATTAACCTGCTTATCGAATTGCTCTGCAGACATTCCCCACGGCAAAAGAACATTCCCCATTCCGTTATAGTCATGCACGCCACCTGTAGCTACGTTAACAGCCTGTTTCCAGATATCATTGTCAATTTCGCCTGATACCACGCCTTTTTTCGCCATCACACCAGCGTAATAGTCCTTTGCGATCTCGTATGCCATTGATGCCCCCTGAGCATCACCAGCAAATGCATCCTTCACCATGTCAGAAAACTCAAGGCGAAGATCAGCATCTTTAGGCATCGGAATACCTTTCGCGTCATCAGTACCTTTACGAGCCGCCGCGCCAGCAAGAATTGTCTGCGCAGCGGTTTCTGGAGACACGGAAACATCCGGATTAAACCAGTTTTTTTCTGCCAAAATACCACCTGGCTTATCCATCAGTATCCCGGCAACGGCAGCAGATGGAGCGTTGGCACTGATCTGCTGTAGTGCTGACATATACACCTGCCCACCACCAGTGCTCTGCCTGATGGTATCGAGATATGCTGCCTGTTGGGAAACGGGCGCATCACGAAAGAAAACACCGATCTGATTGGCCTCGTCTTTGGAAAAGAACGTCAGTGGAGTGCCATATGACTTAGCAAGGTCACTGACCTGAGCAGCACGCAAGGCAACGCTCTGTCCAAAGTTATCCTTATTGCTCATGTCGATAGGCTTTGCCTGTCCGGCGGCAAGAGAGAACTGTACAGGATCAGCCTGTCGCTGCTTTATCACCTGACTTGCAGCCGACACAACGTTGTCATAAAGAGCGGCTCGTGCCGCATAACCCTCCCCTGTCTCACCAGTATCCGGGCGTAATTGCTCAACATATGCTGTAATGCTGCTTGTCGGCATGTTGCGGAAAGAGCCTATATACTGTCCGGCGATTTGCGTATTTCTGAACTCGGTATATCGCAGGTTTCCTTCTCTTACTCCATAAGCTGCAATAAAATCAGCCTCACCAGGTGGGTTAGGAAATTCAACGCCACGCATATACGCAGCTGTCGCATCGCGAACCTGGCTGTCAATCATCGTTTTATATTCAGCCTGCTGCTGCCGACGCAGTTGATCCGCCTGTCGCATAAAACTTGCCTGCGCCTCAGGAGATGCCGCATCGAATGCTGCATTACCGGTATAGCGTTTGGTGTTGGTTGGAATTGTTGATAAACCAAGTGCTGCACTGACACCAGCAGTTAACTGCTGATCACTGTATGGCTGGCTACCGTTCTCATGATGGATAATGGCTGCACAAAGCGCCTTCAGGGTATCAGGATTAGATGCATCGAGAGGCTCATCAGCAGAAACGCCAAGTTGTTCGCACACTGCTTTGATATACGACATAGTGTCATTTTTATCAGCAGGCGGTGCCCAGCGATTAATTATCTCGCTGACGGTATCAATACCCTGCCTCTGATACGACATCAGGTTCCGCCCTAATGCACGAATCCCGTGTTCAGGTGTTTCGAATTTAGCAAATCGACCATCATCACCGGTCTGGCCTACCCACGGATTAGTTTTGCTGTATTCGAGATTTCCTGGGTTATTGTTGCGTATGCCACGGGCACGCTCGGAAGAGTCACTATCTGCTACAGCACGGCGAGCTCCAGCAGCAGTATCACTTAACTCGCCATTACTTTGGATGAATGCGGTCGCATTGTTTGCCGACCACTGGGACAATGCAGCATCAGCAACCTTCTCTTTAAACTCGATTTTCTTGGCCTGGATTTGCTCGTTGCTCCAGCCATGTGCAACACCGTACTCCTCAATTTGCTGGAAAGTTTGCTTGTTAGCCAATACGTATGCGGCGTTGTCGCCATACAATGCTGCGGCATTTTTACCATTGTTCAGCAGTGTCGCCTGAAACTGGCCTTCTTCGTAGGCATTAATTTGCCCTATCTCGTGTCGCCCGGCCTGCGTAGTGAACTGAATGCGCTGCTGCTGCGCCTGCTGCATGAAAGCATTACGAGCCTGTTCATCCGGCAGCGACATAGCCAGTTGTTCGACCTGAGCATCAAACTGCTGCGTATACTCATGGCCTTTTCCAATAGCATTTTTCCCTTTCAGGTTAAGCAATCCTGTTTCAGGATTATTCAGCAGATCGCTGCTTATCTGACTGAGGTTAAGAGATGCCTCCTGAGCCAGAGCGATATTGGCACGCTGTTTTGCCTGCCCCAAAACATCAATTGCCTCTGTCCCTGCCCGAACAAAAGCATCACCAATACCTTGCTGAGAAAACGTCTGCAAGCCTGCTGACTGAACTCCACGACTCTCAACCTGACGTCCGGATACTGTTGGTACGACTGGCATTATAATCCTCCGGGTAATCTGGTTCCTGCTGCTGCCCCGATTGGCGCAGGAGTTCTTTGAGTAAACGGACTCCACGTCCCACCAAACATCTGGTATGCACCGTATGCCTTCAGAGGCGCAGTGAGCAATGTTGTTGCTGCTCCCACATTCCCCTGTTTACGGGCTGAACTGGCTTCTGCTTTATAGTTGGCAGCCTGAACCTGATAACCGTAAGCCTCGCGTTGCGCGTTATTCACCGTCGTCAGCGAATCAAGAGCGCCAAACTGGGCAGTGTCGCCAAATATATCCAGCGCGTTACCGGTAGATAAATCGGCGCCGGTCGCCCCCATTGTCGCCGCCTGTGTACCAAGCCGCTGTCGTGTCTCTCTGCGCCGTTGCTCAGCTTCAGCGTTACCTCTGTTTATTGCATCATTTGCCTGAGCTGTGGCTATATCTGCGTTCGCTTCTGCAACCTTCGAGGCATACTTTCCCTGTTGGTACTGGGTGTATGCCTGAATGCCACTCATGGCGAGCATTGCGCCACCAGCAATAACCGGATCGCACATTATTTTCTCTCCATGTGAAATCTGTGGAAATTAAGACCAAGAGCACCATAAGGCGCGGCTTCTTCAAGCCTGAATCCAAGCCAGTGCAGCCATGCTTTGGCAACATGGTTTCGCTCGTCGACGTAGTTTTCCAGGCGCGGATAAACTGCCAGCATCTGCTGCAATACAGGGCGGCAGTGGCGCAGAAATGTCTTCTGATATTTTTCAATACGGCTGGTTCCTACCAGCCAGGGCGTACCATTGCCACCGATCATTGACGCCGGAGATACACCAAACATGGTCACCAGTTCTCCGTTCGCGAACCCTGACCAGGCCATAGTCGCAGTGCGAAGACCAACGCGCAGCGCATCTTCGGTAGTCATCAGCGATACCGCATACAGTTCGTCAATATCAGCCTGACGAACATCCGGCAAAATCATCTGAAGATGCTCTTCGGTAGCGGGAATAATTTGAACATCGATCATCAGAATCCCCCAACAGTAAGGCGAGGAATAACGGCAAGAACAGACAGCGGCAACGGGTCAAGCTGACGGATTCTTACACGTCCGTTTTTGCCCCAGTTACTGTCAAGTTTCACTTCTACTTTTCCGGTAGCGTCATCAACAGGATCATCGTAGAACTCGAATTCACGCTGTTGATATTCGTACCATTTACCGCCGGGCGTAGTCGCCCAGATGCCGCGGCTGGCATTCACAACCAGAGTAACGGATGGGATCACCTGTTTTTTGTCCAGCAGCGTTTCCTGTCCGTTAATGTTGATATCCAGTGTTTCGAATTCAGCAGTTATTGGCAGGCCGATGTGCACTACAGCCCCCGGTGATTCCAGCGTGACGGCACCTCCGGAAACTACTTTCTGTGGTTCCACGTTCGCATCAGAGAGGATGTTTACGGTCTGACCTTCAAGATGAGACAAGCCGCCAAATGCCCGGCGCGCCATCTGCCAGTTCGTGGTGGCCACATTCCTGATGGATGGCGGGACGTTCCTGTTAGCACGAACCACTACAGCGGTGTTGCTGGTTACAGAAATAATGTCGCAACGTAATTCTTTTGACACTTCATCGCCAGTATCAGGATCAGTTCCGGTATAAGGGAACTGTAGTTGCGCACCGACATCACTACTGGTGAAGTACGCACCACCAGAAACACTGATTGTATATTCCGCGCGGTAATCCCATTCACCAGAACCACCAGTGATGGTCATCGTTCTGTCAGACGTATTTCTTCCATCATAGCTAAGGCCAGAATCAACAAAGAAAGCATCTTCATCGCTGGTAAATAAACGGCTGGACAGTCGCTCGATGTATCTCACTGTTTGCCCGTTAACGGTTCGGTTAACGACGAAATACACCGCATCTTCATTGCCTTCGCTGATACTGCATGTGCTTTCATATTTTCCGGTACTGGACTGTGGTGCCCATGCAAAAACCTGTTGATCACGCAGATAGGTCATCACCAGTAATTTACCGTCATCACGAATGCAGAAGGCGCTGGAGTAAGGGACAATAGAGAAGCACCAGTCAACAATGCTGTGCTTCTGAAAAAGATGATTGGCAAGGATGGTCAGGTCGTTCCCCTGATAGCCGTCAACATCGAATGAGTAGGCCAGATCACGGACAACACTGCCTTTCTCCTGGACGAACAGAGCAATATTCGCCACGGCAATTGGTGGGACATTGCTCGAGCCATTTGATCCCTGAGAGCTGAATGCAAATGATGATGGGGTTAACACTTTGTTCTGGTCGCCGGTGATGACGTACTCACCTCCGGAAGTCAGTGCCACCAGCGAACCGACATCAATCAGGTGGCGGATCTCATTAACCTGACGCCCGGCATAGGTGTAGATAATTCTGTCGTCATCCTGCGTAGGATTGCTTTTGCCAAAATCCTTATAATCCCCGGTACGGCTGGCCCAGATAGTCTGAGGGAACGCAGTCGATGCGGCGAAGTAAAGGCGTTGTTGATAATAAACAACAGTGCCAGGATAACCGTTAATACTGTTCCAGGCATATTTAGCCCATTTATAGCTGGCATTATCCTCGCCAACTACCTGCGAAGGGATATAGGAAATCACCTCGGCAGTTGCAGTAGTTCCATTTGCAGCAGAGATACGGGCAATGCCAAAACCACTGTGCAGATACTCCCACTCAATGCCGGTATCATCATCACCGGATCCGCCCCAGCCATCCCATGATGTGCCTTCTGTATGCGAAGGGCGCAAAGTGCCTGTTTTGCCTGCTGTAACGGCGCGATAGTAGTTACTGTCTGCACGGCGAATATCGCCAATCGACGTACTCTTACTGGTTTCCCATACCGGCACAGAATCCACTGCAGGCTGTTCCAGATAGAACAATTTGCCTACCTGCTCCGCGCCAAAAATTGAGGCGCTTGCCGTTAACGTAATTGTCCCGGTGCTGGCGCTGGCATAAACCGTCACTGACTCGTCAATATTGATATCTTCAAATGGCCCGTTCTTCGTTACCACATCAACCAGTTGCCAGTTGTCATGCGCATAGCGGCGCAACTCTTTCGGCGGGTATGCCGGATGAACCAGCGTAAGCACGTCTGCGCTTTGCGTGAATTTAATTCGGAACAGATCGGCTTCAGTATATGGCGTGGCAATTTCATAAATAACATTGCTGCTGTTCAGCACCAACGCACCATCTTTGATAACGCGCATGTACTGGTGTCCGAACTCCAGAGCATAAGTCTGAACCGTCGAGAACTGGAACGGGATCAGGCGGCATTTCCGATTTGGGTATTTGGCGGCACCGACAAAACGCGTACCAGGTCGATTCTCAACGCCGCCATACTGCCGCACGATAAAGTTATCGCACTTGCGCAATGCCACCTGGTACTTCGCCATGTCGATACGACCGTACAACGACGGTCCAATCTCACCACCGGCAAAGCTGGGCTGGATCCAACTGATAGCCATCAGGACAACCTCGCAATGGTAAACTCGTCAACCGGTGGCTGTGGTTCCTGTGATTCATTCTGGCTATGCGAGCCAGCACTAAGAATCACGCGATTGTACATATTGAGGGCAAACGTACCGAGGTCTGCATTCCCAGTCAGCGCCATGTTAATAGCTGCCGCAAGACGCCAGGCCAACGCCTCCATAAAAATGGCATCAAACATGTTCACATCTGAAACGCGAGAGACATACTTGAGCCATGCCTGCGGCTGGTCTGTGTAGATCAACTTTCCTGTTCCGTTGGTGTCTGCACCAACTTCGTACTGAACGCGCATTGCTGCTGTTGGATTGCGTACACCAGGAAGCATAATTTCAGTAATGCGCAGACAATCGGACGGGTACTGGTACGCATATTCCCAGTCAGGCGGTGGATTGCTCGTATCTGCAAGCGCCACGCGTTTGGTAGCAAAGTTCCAGTCAAAATCAGAAAGAACAGCATCACGGCAGGCCTCAAAGTGCAGCGAACATTCACCCGCTTCCTTGCTGGCTTCCGTCAGGCTGTTAATACTGCGGCTGTTGCCAATATTGGACAGCGCACGATTACAGATCTCTACTACAGAGGCCATCACTCACCTCCGTTACCGTACAGAGTTTCAGCCGCTGATTTTTCTACATCCCTGGAAACAGGAGCGATCGCCATATCAGTGATCTGCAGATCGGCGCTGCGATTAACACCATCGTCAGTTTCTCTGGCAGACAGGCCTCGAATAACAGCCTTTGCAGTTATCATCACTTCTGTTCCGACGCCCTGAGGTTGCGCCTTCAGCTTATTCAATGTGTCGTTATTAAGAGTGATGCACAGCCCCCACGGGTATTCATCGCGAGTTCTGGTTTCTCCGCTCTCATCCTGGTAGCTGTCAGTGCCGGTTTTGAGGTTTACGAGTTCCATATACACTCCTGCAATAAAGGGGCCGAAGCCCCTTGTCGGATTCGCGAGGCTTACACGCCCAGTTCTTTACGCTTATCTGCGATCTTCTCGCGGAGCGTTTCGGCTTTAGCGTTATGGTGTGGCTTCTCGTTAAAGAGCAATTCGTACTCTTCACGGAGCTTATCCAGTTCACCATCATCTGACACATCGTTGATGATTTTGGTGCTGGTTGCTGCCATAGACACCTTTCCTGCTACCTTTGCTTTTGCCTGTCTGGCTGCATCGTTAACAGGTTCCAGTGCGCTACCAGGCTCACCTTCGTATTCGATTTCTTCCCCCTCCGGCCACAGTGTGTTATGGATATGAGAGAGGCGCAGAACGCGGTATCTTGGTTTCTCACCTGACATCGATATCACCTTAACCAGTTACTTTTGAGCGGATCGGGTACGGCGTATTGGCATCAACATCCAGACTGATACCCGCAGTGAATTTGCCGGCCGTTAGTGGGCCAGTTGCGACGGAGTAGTTAACACGCAGATATCGCTGAACACCGGCAGGCACCTTTGCAGAAACAACTCGTTTACCTGCTGTCAGGGTAGCCTTTGCCAGTGCGCCACTATCATAAATAGTGGACCATGAGCTGTTATTCTCACTCGTCTGCAACTGGATGTTTACAGTTGCCTCACCACTTGCCGTGGCGGCTTCGTTAACCAGCACCCAAAACTCAAGCGGATAACCCACGCCGATATCGCGACGGTTTCCATCAATTGGACCGAGATCGATTACGTCAGTAGAAGCCGCGGTATTCGTAACCGCCTGAGCTTCGGAGAACATCAACAGTTTGTCGGTGATCATCTTCTTTCTCCATTAGTGGGTCTGTTACGACCCACAGGTTAATAACAGGCGTTACACCACGCGGGCTTCTGTTTCCAGAAGCGCATCAGTTTCACGGATTGGTACACCACGGAATGAAGTCCACCACTCGCCTTCAGTCTCTTTTACGCTGATCGCCAGAGATGTTTTCTCCAGAGATTGCAGATCAAGAGCCTGGCCTACAGTGCGGTTCATGTAGAACACCGGGCGACCCATTCCACGGTTTGGAATGCGATGCAGTGCTTTAACCATCAACTTCGCAATATTTGCGGCAGAGGAAGGTTCTGAAAGATTGCTGACATCGATGTTTGCAATGCGAACAACATAACGCCAGTCACGCAGAGCAAGTCCGTTGTCCCATTTGTAATGGGTGCGATAGCCTTCGTACTTGCCGCCATTAGCATCTTCCAGTGTCACCTGGCCTTTATCTTCCATCTGGATGCCAGCCTTCTGCCCTTTCGGGAAGATGCCATGCACGGTGTTTTCGCCCCACACCACTAACCAGATTGAGGTGTTATCTGTACCCGTGCCACCAGCATCAATGATGTTCTGAGCATTACCCGCAGACAGGCTGGAATAGCGGGAGGACAGTCCCATAAACTGCTGAGGGTTAACGCTGGAATCACCATAAAACAGCGTCTGCGCCATCTGCTGATTCATCGCTTCAATAAATGCGCGGTCTTCAGACAGGCGGAATTCAGCGGTATTGCCGTTCAGATCAGCCAGTGATTTATCGACTTCAGCATAGGTTTCCAGCATGCCAACGTAATCGGTTACCTGCACTGTGGTTGATTTGCTTGGCTGTACGCCATAGTTCAGCAAACGCCAGGTAGCTGAAGGTAAACCAGAACGAATGGTGGTTCGGTGTCCGGTAGGAAGGTTCCCTTCGACAAAAGGCATATCCTGAAGGATCGGGTTAGTTTGACCGAGAAGCTCGATAATCTTATCGACTTTCCCGTTTGGATCGACGCGCTTACCCCAGTCAGCCAGCGTTAGCGCAGTTAAGCCTTTAACAGCCATTGTCATTTCCTCTCTTATTTGCCATAGAGCACTTCGGCCGCACTACGCTGGCCTTCATTACCACCGGTGACCATGCCATCTTCAGACATCGCCTTTCCGATTTTCACGAACGTTTTGACCAGATCAGGGTGATTACCCAGCCCGGTGGTGTTCAGATATTCTTTGAGTTCAGGTGTCCCGAACTGGTCAAGCGCACGCTGTGCGGCGCTAAGGTTAGAAATCAACTTGTCGCCACCGATTTCTTTGTCAGCTTTTACATCCGCAGCCCACTGCTCGGTTGTTTTCTGCCAGGCTTCTGCCTGGCGCTGCTGAACACCTGCCAGAATCTTCGGATAAGCATCAACCAGCTTTTGCGCTTGCTCGTTGGTCAGGTTAAGTTCTCGCGCCACCGGCTCGAATTCCTTCAACGCTTCTGTATCCAGCTCTACGCCTTCGGCAGCCTGAAACTCGTACTTCTCAGGCGCACCCTCTGGTTTATCGCCGTCCTTTTTTTCATCCTGCTTATCGTTTTCAGGCTTTTTGTCATCAGCAGGTTTATCGCCATCAGCAACAGGTTGTGGCTTATCACCTTCCTGTTGTGATGGATCACCAACTGGAGCAGGGTTATCACCTGCAGGCGCTGACGGTTCTGACGCAGCCGGAGCTGCTCCACCATCGACTGGTTGCTCATTGCAAAGACGGCGATACAGCAAACGCTCAAATAAACTCATGATCACTCCTGTTCACTGGCCTCTTTGGCCATCTTCAAATACTGTTCAGGGCAATGCGCCATAACGCGCTGAAACAGTTCCAGCGCCAGATTGCGTTGCCCCTCATTAAATGCCATTGCCATAGCGTCCATCGGTGAGATAGCGGAAAACACACGGCCTTTCTCCAGCACCGACCAGACAACGCGACGCCCCTGTTCACTGCTCATGACAAAGCGAATGTCATCAATTTCACGCTGCGCCATGTCACGTTGCTTACGGGCGTTTTCTTCTTTCAGTTGATCGTCTTCGTAATCTGTCATTGTGATTGCCCACCCTGACCACTAACTGCATTCGCCATAGCTGACAAAACACTCGGATCCGAAGTTTTAGCTTCGCTTAGCGTCTTGGCCCCCTGTGCCGCCGCCATCCCCATCGCCATCATTTGTTGCTGCTGTTGTTGCTGTGCCCGTTGCTGGCGAGCCTGCTCAACCTGTTCCTGCGGAACAATGACGGTTGGAGACACTCCGGACATATCAGCGAATGCATCGATCGCCTGATCAACGTTGAGTTTGTCGAGAGCTTCTGGTTTCGCTTGCGCAAGTTGACCAATGAAGTTGACCGTAGACGCCAGACTGGACAGGCCGATAGACTTCTGCGCCTGAGCCATGACGGAAATGTATTCGACCTTCAGGGGCATACCTTCCATCGCGTCAGGCGGTGGCGGCAGCATGTTTTTACGCACCATCATCGAGAAAGCGCGGTCAATGAGAGGATTAAGACATTCGTCGTTCAGACGCTCCAGAACCGGCCCCAACATCAGAAGTTTTTCTTCTTTCATTTCGATCACTGCTTCAACAGGCATCGAGCGGGTATTGATGTTCTGCAACATCATGAACAGATCGACAAAGTAGGCGCTGTTAATGATTTGACGAGTGTCCTGAATGTCTGCTACCAGATCTGCTGTACTGGGGTTAACCAGATAAGCAGGCCTGAAGCCATCCTGACCAGTAATCTGATCGATATACGTGATGTCACCAGGAAGAAGGGAGGCGCGCTGATTCTTGAGGGAAGTCGGAGCAACCATCGGCGGATTGGTGGCTTTATCAATCAACTGCGACTTGCGCTCCTGGAGAAGTTGCAATGCCTTAACAGGTCCAAGCGCCAGCATACCCGGGCATGATGATCCATAAACATCTTCGCCATTAACTTCCCAGCGCGGAGCCATAATTGGAAACTCATCAAATCCGGACTCACGCAACAACTTGTCGTTATCGCCACCAACCTCGTAATAAACCGATTTGAATGGCTTGTTCTTGCTATCCAGCTTCGATGTATCGCGGTCAATGTTCGGGTAAACCGAATGCATCACTTCAATCCACTTCTCGTAGGTGCCGCTTTCCCACATGCTTTTTACGGATTCGCTGACGTTATTTAGTCCGAACTCCTGAACAAGCTGACGAACAGTCATAGAGAACTTGCGAAAACAGGTGTCCACACTGCCACGAGGTGAGTTAGCCAGGTAGTAACTTCCTATCGGGAATGGCATTGTACGAATGATGTCCTCGTCATCCTCCAGCACCGCCATTGCGCCAGTGCTGTATGTGCCGAGGCTTCCGTATAACTGCGGCAGCGACTGATAGAGATTCGACTTATTGAACATATCGTTCATGCGGTTCTGCACCGCCTCAAGCCACAACTTAACAGGGCCATAATCCATCATTTCAGGATCTGGCGTAGCCAGGCGAAACCACGGACGCGCGGGGCTTGTGATGCATGACATCATGCCGCTGGCGAGAGTGCGCGCCGCCATAGTCCCGGTCGAATCAATAATGCGTGTATTGCGTCGATCGTTACGGTTGACCTCAGAAGTCAGAAAGCGGGAACCACGCGGGTTGATGTAATCACTCAACTCGCGCCAGTGCGGCTCGAACGACTGACGCTCGCTTTCAAGTTGTGCGAACTGTTTGTTCCATCGCTCTTTAGTTGTTTCCGCCATTTCAATGACTCCGGTTACTGACCAAGCAGCGTTTTACCGCTGGTATTAGCGGTTGATGTGTCGCCCTGAGAACCGGTAAGCAGCGTAGAACTACGACCAGCAGCAGCGCGACGGCGACGAGTTTCTTCGTCGCGGGCATCAACAACGGCGGCATCCTGCTCCTGTGGTGCTGCCTGAACTTCTGGTGTTGCAGGCACTGACGGTGAGCTACCCATGCACATATCAATGACTCCGTACGCAATTAAATTATTACCAATTTAACCACATATGATTTATTTATCGTAGACAGTTGACATTTAATGCACGAATTATTACCTTTCAGGTAAGTAAATGGTTCATTCCGGTTATTAACCTGACTGGCTTGTCGTTAAATTGAACAGGTGGAGTGAGCTTTTATTTTGAGCAGTACGGCGTATGGCACATGCGCCGATAGCGGTCTGGATACGTTTAAGGGGCACCCTCCCTTGCTCGGGCAAACGAACCAGGTAGCCGGAATGTGCAAGTCGAGCGGTTTTATTCCGCGCACGGGGATTCACCATCCCGGCGATTCGGTGTGACGCCTCGGAAGAGACGAGGGTACAACGATGAGAGCATTTATGGAGCCGCGACAAAGTGTGGCGCCTTAACAGGCTAAGTGCTCTCAGCGTTGTGGCATTAGCTCAGTTGGACAGAGCAACCGCCTTCTAAGCGGTTGGTCGCAGGTTCGAATCCTGCATGCCACGCCAGAATCACGCCTAAGGACCGTGATGCCAGAAGTTCCAGGTGCTTGGCGGTGATGGTTTCCCTTGAAGGACTATCACCGCCCTTTTTACAGCAGGACGCCATTGCGATGACTTCATGCTGTAAACCAGTACAGCCACGGAAGGCATAACTCATTGCTTCCAGTTCGCCCGGTTCGCCGGGCATTTTTTTAAGGTGAGATTATGAGCGAAACATCAACAGTATCTTTCTCCACTGCTTTGTCATCACTCAAAGATGGTAAGCGCATTGCACGTGCCGGATGGAATGGCAAAGGCATGTATCTGCAACTGGTTAAGCCACCGCAATCGGCCACTCCGAACGAGTGGCGATTTGACGTTACATGCGGTGACGAGTATACATTTGTACCTGGCGTTAAACTTCTACCGTGGATTGGGATGAAAACTGCTGACGGTTGCTTTGTACCGTGGCTGGCATCTCAAACCGATCTGCTATCTGATGACTGGATTGTAATTCAATAACACCGTGACATGTCACAAACAGCCAGCCTATGAGCTGGCTTTGTTTTATCCTCACCAGAGGATATCAACGACATTATCCCCACCAGCGGATTAAGCATAGGGATCGTAATCTGTAATGGCCTTGCCTTGCTGGTTCTGCTGACCTGGAATTCGCAGACGCTTCGACACAGGGAAAGCAAACGTCAGCAATAGCGCATCGCCTTTACCAGGAGAACGCCCAAGCCGCTCCTTGATATCTTCCTTCGGTTCGATAACGATTTTACCGTCCACTCGAACTTTGTACTCTGCCGCCGACAGGTCGTCCGCTGTTTCCTGGTCATCAAGCATGCCGCCCAGCCTCAGCCATGTCTTGCATGAGTTGAACATCTCCCCGCGCTTATTGAGCATCTGCGGGTCAGTAGACGCGCCACCGAACGGAACAAGTTGCCATGTACGACCCCAGCCATCACCGATTGACTTCAGACCAGTTCCGTAACCGAAGTCGATGAACACTGCGTCAGCCTGGTACTGGTCTTCAAAGTCAGCGATACGCTTCGCCATAATCAGATCGTCAGTGGTCTTGTTGCCGGTCCACAGCACCTTACTGTGCAGCCCCTGCCGCAGATATATCACCGCGTCATCAACACCGGAGTATGCCGGGTCAACGCCGATTATCACCGGAGCATGTGCAACCTGCGCAGCGGTGACCACCCGTTTCATTGCCTCGTCAGTAAGTCCGGTAGGGATAAACTGCAATTCAGATGCATCCGGGAATATGCCGCGCACACGGATTTTAACGAAGTCGCTATCTTCCCCGTAGTCATCAACCCATTTCTGCAACTGCTGTTTGTTAGTGCCTTCCACCGTCCGGCTGTCAATCTGCGCAGTTTTCCAGCGGTGTTTGTATTTGCGGAAACATTCGCGAAAACGCCCGGTATTACGTGTAGGGTTTCCGAACGCCACCCAGATAATCTCAGTGTCTTCGTCCGTAAGCGCACCCTCAGCAACTTCCCACACCAGATCCGCAATGTTCGACGCTTCATCGAATACCACGATGATGCGTTTGCGCTCGTTGTGTAGTCCGGCGAATGCCTCAGTGTTGTGCTCAGACCAGGGGATTGCGTCAGCTCGCCACCGCTTGTCGTGCCCAGGATCATTGCTGTACATCGCAGTAGCGGTACAGGTAAACCAGTCTTTCGTGATAGCAAGGTTCGACCACTTGATAATTTCCGGCCAGGTCTTCGTTCGTAGCTGGTTGTCGGTGTTGGCGGTCACCACGACCTTACAATCCTCGCAAGTGGACATGCCCCAGTTGATCAGCATTGAGATGAATGCGGATTTACCAATACCGTGACCCGAAGCACGTGCCAGCATAAGCGGCTGATAGCGCGTCTCTGGATTCTGCAGGTGATCACGTATCTCTCGGAACGCATCAGCCTGCCACTGACGTGGGCCGGTAGCATGTGCCAGTTCAGTCCCCTCTTCCCCCCACGGGAACGCATAGAGGGCATAGCCAAGCGGATCGTGAGTGAACCCTGCAATATCCTCGATCAACTGCTCTTCAGGAGATAACGCTGTATCTGTCACTGATTACCATCCTGACGTTCTTTGAGTCGCTTCCTGGCTGCTGCTATGCGATCAGCAATTGTCACATTCACATTAACATCCAGACGTTCTTTGAACGCGTTGACATCAACATGCTTACCAATCAGCTCAAGGTTCTTCACCTTGTCAGGCCATTTAATTTTTTTGAGGATTGTCTCTATCGAATCCTCGTTCATGTTCATGATGGTCGATGACAGATCAAAGCCACTAAGCGTAGTGCGCCAGATTTTCGGCCACTCACGGATTGGTTTAAGGCTCCCATCGTCGTTGAGGATGTCGATCACGTCCATCTGGTCGATCTGCACCAGGCGCATGAGAACGTAATCAGCACTGACGCGCATTCGTTTGTTGCGCTCCTCCATCAACTCGGCAATCCGTTTTTGAATGCGTTCATCGCGCATCATGACACTGGCTTTAACTGCCGCTGTATTTGGGGAGAATCCTGCGTTAATCGCTGCCTGAGTCTGGTTTTCAGGCGTTTTGATGTATGACTGGCAATAAGCCTCCTGCATTGCTGTTAGTGGCTTAAATTGCGTTGATTTGCGTTTATAGGTTTTAGGTTCAGCAGGCATCATAACCACCGTGGTAATAGTTACCGTTGTGGTAATAGTACCATACAAAATAAAGCCGCCATAGTTGGCGGCAGTATTCAAAACCCATCAAATTCATCATGCATAATCTACTCGTGACATGTCACACTATTAATTTCGTTTCATGCCAGCCTTTAGTCACCCAGCATTGCGAGTCACCATTACACGGGCATGAATTAACTGGAACTCTCTCGCCGCACTTACCGCAACATTTTCTGCTGATCGATTTTATACGCCCGCGCACGCGTGCATCATCCTGGCGGATCAGTAACGCTATATACTCACCAAATTCGTAAGGCGCACGCCCGGGGCGACGCGTGGCACAGTTACGCTCCAGCATTTCAATTTCCTGAGCATCCAGCACAATCTCCAGCTTACGTACACCGGATGCAGCTTGTCTGGCTCTCTGAGCGGCTTTGCGCTCTGCTGCTGATTTAGCCATCAATATTTACCTTTATCGCGAACACCTTTACCGGTTTATCGCCGAAGTGCGGATGTGTGATTGTCTTGATTTCATATCCGTCATACGGAATATCAATTCTGCGGCTGGAATCGTCGCGCTTCGGATATCCCTTTGTGATAATCAGACGGTCATACTTACGGTTAACGAGTCGCTTTTTCCAGTAGTCATTACACAAGCGATACTCTTCCGTTTTCTCTCCGCGAATCATGGCATTGAAGTATTCACCTTTTACGGCAAGTTGCAGGTTAGCCATTACCGCACCTCCAGTCTCCATACCGCCTGACCAATCCGGCTGGCATGGTTATCTTTAGATACTGTTCCGTCTTTAGCAATCTCCATAAGAATTTTGCGCAAATCTGCCGAGCGCCATTCTTCATCAGGAAATTCCTTCTCCATTGCCAACCGCAGATTCCAGGTTGCTATCGTGAATGGATATTCCCCGCCGAGAGCTTTCTCTTGCAAGGCAGCACGGGAACGCATCACCTGCAAAACCTTCTCTTTTACATCCATCATTTTGCCTCCTGCGGCGGTTCTGGTAGCTGCATCCAGTGGGTTACCTCTTTGAGATACAGGTCTTCGCCATCACCGTCATCCCAAGTGGGATTGCCATCATTAAA